GATAATTGTAATGGCTTGGGGGAGATACAGGCCGATGAGAATATGGAGACCAAGCATGGCACTAATACATACTAACCACAGATGTTTCGCAGACGTGGAAACACAATACAACACTACCCCTGTGATACGTAGTAAGTTTGGTAAGGCAAACGACATACGCCCTATCGGTGACAGACGCCGCAAGCATGAGCGTATCCACAAGATCAATGGCAACTGCTACGCAATCATGCAGGGGTATGGGTATGGTGATCCTGTGTTCCAGCCTTGGTACGGGGGTGGTAAGGTAAAACCTTCAGTTAATTCTACTGAGCAGTTTGCGGCGTTAGTGTGGCGCAGACACAGGGATGGTACTGAAACAGTTAAGGTCGCTAACGGCTCTGGCCCGTGGGGGCATCACAATTCTATATACGATATGCTTACTCGTCACCTGCCGTACCCACTACGGTTCGTCAACAAGAATGGTAAACACTTCATTCGTATTCGTGGTGTGCGGTGGAGTCAACCGCATGATGTGGAATACTACCTAGCTAAACGTACTAGCGTCCCCGCACCCATCAAGAAACATTGGGATGCCTACTACCGCCGAGCAAATGCACAGAGCGTGTATATACGAGAACGCCAAGGGTGGATGACCGCCAAGGACGATGGTGCTGCGTTGGTGTTCCGTAGGATCGGGGAAGAACAATGGGTGCATGACAGTGGTGGTTTACCGTTGCCCCCTGCGCCGAGAGTGAACAAGGAACTGAAAGACAAATACAAAACACACATGAACGAGTTCTATGATTGGGGCATCACTATGACCCCTCTTCTTCCACTAGAGACAGGCACATACAACTACGGTGAACGGGGCAAGCTAGATAAATACAGAAGAGAACATTACGGCAATTCTAAGAGACGTGCGTTATGGTTGCGTGATGTGTTGAAAGACCCCGAGCATCCCATGCGTGTGTCAGCGTGGGTCGATTTCACTACATCGCTTATAGGAAACAGTGGGTGGTATGAACGAACCACTATCAAGGAACATATGCAGGAAGGGAATATGGCTGAAGTAAGAAGTAAGTTCAATTCGTGGGTCAACAAGACCGCGAAGTTTATGAAATGATAACTTGTTAGTGAACCACTAACAGAAGGAGAACTAAAATGGAAGTATCGACAGTTAAAGAAGCTACAAGTCACGCGCAAATGCACAACATAAAATTGCAGGGACATATTGTGCCTTGGATTGCAGAGTTAGAGAATGCTTTGCCGATCAGCACACTTGCGCGTAGTGGTAACAGTGCGTGGGTGTACTACGACAATGACCCATATTGCTGCGCTTGGGTTGGCTATGGTGATTTTCGTAGGGGCGGTAAGGGTACTCGCACGTACACAGTTTGTAGTCGCTTGATCGCTAATTATAAGTACAGCGACTACAACCCACAGTACCATATGTCCATGACAACCAAGCTAGAGACAGCGGTGAAGAACGCCAAGCGATACATCTCACCGCTTAACGTGGCAGACATGGCAGCTATGTCATCGAAGAACGCGGCTAGATCGTTTCGTGATGTGAGCAGTAACGCCAACCATGAGATGCGTAAGATGGGTAATAGATTGTTTCAGCATGACGGTATCTCTAGCAACTATTCGCCTATGGAGACCGAGTTGAAGAACCTTTTGACATTGGGGCATGAGTTTGTAGACAAGGAGTTGCAAGCAGGGTTGGTAGATTTCTTTGCCCAGAAGGATGAAACCAAAACGCTTGATGCTCGATCAGATAACGGTGTGTTCATATACACTACTGTACGTAGGGGTGAACAACAGTGCGCCGTGCTGCAGGTCGATGGTCTGTCCAACTACACCCCTGACGTACACCCACAAAGTTGTGTTCAGTGGTACACACCACAAACGCTGCCCGAAGATATGATGGGTAAGTTTTCTATGTTGCAGCTTGTGGATGATTGTCACTATGTTGATGGGGTGGGGTACAGAGTTTCTGATCGTATGTGCTTCCTACTTACTTGAGCATAAGTGACGTTTTGTACGCGGCTGACGTTTGTTACCGCGTACAAACAGAGAAAGATACTGGCTGGGTAACGATAGTAAGTCTTGGGATTAAAAGACTTGACGCGATAGTAAAAGATACCTATATACCTTTTGAGGAGCTACCAGATTGGTTCCAAGGGAGGTTAGCGGTGTTATCTTTATTAGAGAACGATGCTTACTTAGAGGGTGTGGGTCACAAGGCTAATGACAATGAGTTCTATAGCACTTTCTGGGTAATCGAACCATCTAATCTTTAAACAGTAGAAGGCTGCGCGGGGTAAACCTGTGCAGCCTTCGATGCCAGTTTTTGCGAAAACGGGGTCTTGTTAGTGACGCACTAACACAAGGGGGTTTTTTAGTTATGGCTATGACGCCAGAAGCAAAAGTTAAGAAGCAGGTGACACGGCAGCTAGACGCAATAGGTGCGTACTACTTCTACCCTGTTACGGGCGGGTACGGTAAAAGTGGTGTGCCTGATATTGTAGGTTGCTACAAAGGATTGTTCTTTGGCATTGAGTGTAAAGCGGGTAAGAATAGACCCACACCTCTGCAAGCTAAAAATCTAAAAGATATATGCAAAGCGGGTGGCCTAGATATAGTTGTCAATGAGGATAACATGGGTAGTGTTAGTCAGTCACTAACAGCATGGGCAGCAATATCAGATGACTAAGTGGAGTTTTAATATGATTAACCGCCATGAATACGAGCGCGTGTGTGCGGAGAACCGCGAACTAAAAGCGGAACTTGAGAAGATCACGCAGCAGCTATTCGTCATGTATGTAACAGGTACAAAGAAGCTAGGGGGAAACATTGACGGCCTTGGAAAAGATGAAGGCGTTGGCCTTGATTGAGAACAAACGGATGATTGAATATTGTGGGGGTCGATCCCTAAACTACGGGATCGTGCAAGAACACGCTAGAGGCAGCGGTAAGCCCCGCATGTCCGAGATCGAAAGATCAAACCCCGCCAAGCAAATACTGCGTCTATCGGAACAAGGTTTTAGTGCCGCCGAGACCGCACGTATAACAGGCATGTCCGTAGAGGTAATACTACGTAGATGCAAACGATACCAAATAAAATTTAAGGAGAGCAAAAATGGATAAAGCTAAGTTTGAAGCGGTTATGGAGCGCATAGCTAAAGCCGCGCCCGACCAAGCGTCACCCGAGATTATGTCGCTGATTATCGCTAATCTTGTTCTACTGTTTGAACAGCAAGATTCGTGGCCTCAGATGATGATGGCTGTAACGGCTACCCTATCCGCAGCTATAAGCGAAGAACGTGAGGAGCACATCGCACGTAACGAAGAAGCAGCGGTGCGCGCTGCCAATGAATTTATGGCGGGTATCCTAAACAAATCATAGAGAATGGTGAGGGCGGCTGTAGGTGAAACTAACAATAAGGCAGACCGCAGGTAGGTGGGTTTGAATTATCACCGCCCTCATAAAAACAATATCATAAACAAGCGAGAGAACAATGTTAAACACACTAAAGATATACGTGCAGCACGTATTGGTGGATAAGAAATGCGGATTTGGAGTTGACATAGACCAAGGGGAGCGTGTCTTTATACCGCCCAACCTTGTGAAAAAGTATCGACTTGCCGAAGGTACACTTGCTCAGATGCGAGTGATACCCAACACTTCAAAAATGGTTAACTCAACCAAGTATCAGGTTGTGGGTGTTGTCGCTGAGAGCGTAACACATTCTGTTGATACTTTTGATGATGAAGAAGAAACCCCTCGCGTAGTGGTAGCTAAGATGGAAGATCGTATACTTAGTTTGTTGTCTGAGACAGACAATCAATTCGCACATAGGGCTACTGAGATAGCGTCTAAGCTAGACGCAGATAACGATGAAGTGCAACTAGCGTTGGGTAAACTGCATCGTGATGGAGAGATTTGGGAAGCCAAGGTATCACGCCTCGGCACTCAAAAGAAAGCGTCCTACTGTCTGTGGGCGTTGGATGATGACTGGTTTGTACCAGAATTTGAATAAGGAGAGAACTATGACTAAGCGATATCGCTCTAAGAAAAAGACAAAGGCTTACAAAGCTGCTGCATATATAACTGAGAACCCAACTGCCACAATCAGGTCTGTTATGGTTGCATGTGGAGGTAGCCTTTCATACGTTGAAGGGATACGTAAAAAGTATTTCATAACCCCGTTCACTGAAAGCGAGACAGGCTTTAAGGAATGGGTTTCTTATGGGAAGCACAAAGCCGAAGTAGATGCAGGGGTAGACGGGCCTTGGTATAAGGGTGTTAAGGGTATGACTGAGGACAAGTTTCAGCAAAGGGCGGCAGAGTTTAGGGTTAAGTTTCCCGATCTGATACCCGATATTAAACCTGCTAATTATCTGAAGAAAGTATCACTAGCAGACCCGTTACCCGTACATATAACGGACGAGGTTGATCCTACAAAGATTGGTGACTTTGCCTACAATCTGACTAAGGGCGGCAAGCCCCCCGAAGAAGGTACATACACACGTAGCAGTGTCCTTGATACCGCCAAGCAGTATGTCACCAAAGATCGTGAAGCTACGCATGGCGATATGGAGGATAACTTTGAGGCTATAGCTATGCTGTGGGAGCAGTATTTTAGTTATGAGTGGTCTTTCTCGCCCACCGATGTTGCGATGATGATGGCCCTGTTGAAGATCGCACGGCTCAAGTCCAACAAACATAACCCTGACAACTACATAGACGCCTGTGGGTACATGGCGTGTGCGGGTGAGTTAGCACTAAAGAAAGTAACAAAGAAGTGAACCTTGTTACGTTAGACTTTGAAACCTACTACGCGCAGAACTTTTCTCTGGCGAAGATAACGACAGAGCAATACATACGTGACCGTAGGTTTGAAGTGATTGGGTTGGGGCTGAAACACGGCCCCAATCCGACCGAGTGGGCGCAGGGTGCCGATGATGTAACCGAACTACTAGCATCTGTTGATTGGGGCAACACGCATGTACTGGCTCACAACATGATGTTTGACGGAGCCATCCTGAGCTGGCGTTATAATATCAAACCTAAATTCCTACTCGACACATTGTGTATGGCGAGAGCGTTGCACGGTACAGAGCAAAGCGTGTCTCTAAAAAATGTAGCGGAGCGTTACGGTGTCGGGGAAAAAGGTACCGAAGTTATCATGGCGAAGGACAAACGCTTAGCCGATTTTACCGAGGAAGAACTGACCGCCTACGCAGGGTACTGTAAGAAGGACGTGGACCTGACTTACGCTATTTTTCAGCAGATGAAAGCCAAGTTCCCTGAACAAGAGTTAGATATCATAGACGCAACGCTACGCATGTTTACAGAGCCTAGCTTAGAGCTGGATATGGGCATGCTTGAGATGCACCTAGAGGATGTGCGGGATCGCAAAGACAAGTTGATGGTTGACGCCAACATAACTGACAGAAAAGATTTAATGAGTAATGCCAAGTTCGCGGAGTTGCTATCTGGGTTAGGTGTTACACCACCTGTCAAGATCAGCCCCACGACAGAGAAAGAAACATTTGCGTTTGCCAAGTCTGACAAAGAGTTTCAAGAATTACAAGAACATGAAGACGAGCGTGTGCAAACACTGATAGCAGCTAGGCTGGGCACTAAAAGTACCTTAGAAGAGACACGCACACAGCGGTTTATAGACATATCTAAACGTGGTACTCTTCCGGTCCCCATTAGATATTATGCGGCACACACTGGGCGGTGGGGCGGTGATGATAAGATCAACCTGCAAAACCTGCCGAGTCGTGGGGCTAACGGCAAGAAGCTAAAGAAAAGCATAATACCCCCACAGGGTCATACTATAGTTGAGTGCGATGCGTCTCAGATTGAGGCGCGGGTGTTAGCTTGGTTAGCCGAGGCAGACGAATTAACTCAGGCGTTTTCTGATGGCGAAGATGTTTATGTGAAAATGGCGGCGGCTATATACAAAGTAGCCGAGGCAGACGTTACTGGCGCACAGCGGTTTGTGGGCAAAACTACAATCCTTGGCGCAGGTTACGGCATGGGGGCTAAGAAGTTTAAAACTCAGCTTGCAGGTATGGGCGTCGAGGTTGATCTAACGGAAGCTAGGCGTGTCATAGATATATACCGTGATACATATTGGAAGATACCTACGCTGTGGGATGAAGCCCAGTATATGTTGAAGCAGCTTGTAGACGGTCATGCGGTTCGCGTGGGTCGTGAAAATGTGCTGCGTATAGATATACCACAGAGCGCAGTAATCCTGCCATCGGGGTTACGCATGTTTTACGAAGACTTGCAGTTAGACCCTGCGCCCAAGGGAGTAGAACCCGAAGATGTTTGGCCCGAATACTCATACAAAACGCGCCGTGGACGTAAGAATATATACGGTGGTAAGGTGGTTGAAAACGTATGTCAGGCATTGGCACGTTGTATCATTGGCGAACAAATGCTACTAATAAATCAGAAGTATAAGTCTGTTATGACTGTGCATGACAGCATAGCTATATGTTGCCCCGATGAGGATGTGGTACAAGCAAGGGCACACGTAGAGCAGTGCATGCGTCATGTACCCAGTTGGGCAGCAGGACTACCGCTTGAGTGTGAAAGCGGTATTGGCAAATCGTATGGGGATACCGAATAATGTCTATGAGTTTGGATGATCAGTTATATGAAGCAACATACGCGCGGTTGGGAATAGCTGCGAAACTGTGTGAAGAGTATCGACGAGCCGATGAAGATCGACCTAACGTTGGAATGACCGATGTGTTGTTAGCTATGTTAGGAGCCTCAATAGAAGAAGCCCAAGGGCATTTCATGGAGAGGTTTCCTAAGCGTGACTAAAGTAGCGCCGTGGTCTTTTAGCAAGATCAAAAGTTTTCAGCAGTGTCCGAAACAGTTCTACTATGAGAAGATACTAAAGCAGTATCCGACCAAGGTAAGTCAGGCTATGCTGTACGGCACACACTTTCATACGGCATGCGAGAACTACATAGGTAAAGGTGAACCGCTACCTGAGAAGTACAGCTACATGCAGGGCGCTCTGGATTCGCTTAACGCTATCGAAGGTACGAAAATTGCGGAGCAGCGGCTTGGCCTAACCGAGGATATGCAGCCGTGCAAGTTCGGAGCGAAAGATGTTTGGTTTCGTGGTATCGTAGACTTGGCTATCGTGAATGAGGAAAAGGAAACCGCGTTTATCGTAGACTACAAGACGGGTAAGAACGCGAAGTATGCAGACAAAGGACAACTTGAGTTGATGGCGGTGTCTATATTCCAGCACTACCCACAAGTTCGTACTATAAAAGCAGCACTGATGTTTGTAGTACCCAAAGCGTTAATTAAGGCTGAGTATACGGTAGAGCAAGTTCCTGATTTATGGATGAAATGGCGAGATGCTTATGCTAGTATGCAAGCAGCCGCCGATACTGATGTGTGGAACCCACGACCTAGCGGTTTGTGTAGGCAACACTGTCCTGTGTTAGAGTGCGCCCATAACGGAAAGAACTGACATGGTTTATAAGAACACCCCCCGCCCGTACAAACGTGAATACCAACTGCAAAAAGCGCGTGGTGAACATGAAGCACGTATGGAGCGTCAACGCGCACGGCGCAAGATGGATAAGACAGGCAAGGATGCCAACAAGGATGGCAGGGCCGACAAACGTGAGGGCAAGGATGTTTCTCATAAGAAGGCGTTGAGTAAGGGCGGTAAGAATAAGGATGGCGTTTCGGTGCAAAGCCGCAAGCGTAACAGGTCGCACGGTGGTTCGTTAAGTAAGGGCCGCAACAGAAGAACTAAAAACAAAAGATAGCATCAGCTACACGGAGAACAGTATGCAAGTAATAAAGAACAAGGCTCTGCTAGTGTCACTAGCGGACCCCAAACAAGTCACGAGTATTATACCTAAGAGCGAAGCCGTGGGTACTGATGCAGTGGTTGTTAATTGGGGTATTGATGAAGCGCACAAACTGCGTACCTTGCGGATACCCGCACCATCCCCGATAGAAGGACGCTATGCTTGGACAGGGCAACACATCCCTTTCGATCACCAAAAGAAAACCGCAGCGTTCCTAACTATGAACCGCAAGGGGTTTTGTTTTAATGAGCAGGGTACAGGTAAGACCGCCAGTGCTATATGGGCCGCTGATTATCTTATGAAAGCTGGCAAGGTCAAACGCGCTCTAGTTATATGCCCCTTATCTATTATGGATAGCGCATGGCGTAACGACCTATTCACCTTTGCGATGCACCGTACCGTTGACGTGGCGCATGGGGTTAAGAAGAAACGCGCTGCCATAATAGAGCAGGGCGCAGAGTTCGTTATAATTAACTACGATGGTGTAGATATTGTATCCGAGCAGATTAGAAATGGTGGTTTTGACCTTATCATAATTGACGAGGCTACCCACTATAAGAACGCACAGGCGAAGCGGTGGAAGACGTTAAAGAAACTCCTGCGTGATGACACATGGTTGTGGATGATGACGGGTACACCCGCCGCACAATCGCCCTTAGACGCATATGGATTGGCTAAGTTGGTCAACCCGCAGGGCGTACCTAAATTCTTTGGCTCGTTTAAAGATATGGTGATGGACCGCAAGAGCCACTTTAAATTTGAACCTAAGCCAACTGCACCTAAGATCGTACATGCAGTGCTGCAACCTGCGATACGTTACTCCAAAGAAGAGTGTCTGGACTTGCCAGACATGGTGTACGTGGACAGGGTTGTACCGTTAAGTGGGCAACAGAAACACTACTACAATCTTTTGAAGAAGCGTATGATTATGGAAGTGGCGGGTGAAGAAGTAACCGCTATCAACGCTGCCGTAAACATGAGCAAGTTATTACAGATATCTGCAGGTGCGGTTTACACTGATGAAAGAGAAACCGTAGAGTTCGATATATCAGACAGATATAAAGTGCTACGTGAGGTCATAGACGAGAGCAGTCAGAAGGTTCTGATATTTGTCCCGTTCAAGCACACGATAGATATACTTACCGATAAGTTACGAGCCGACAAGATAACGTCTGAGGTAATCAGGGGTGATGTACCTGCACATAAGCGCACCGAGATATTTAAGCGGTTTCAAGAGGACACTGATCCACAGGTGTTAGTTATCCAACCACAAGCAGCCGCGCACGGTGTAACACTTACCGCCGCTAATACTGTAGTGTGGTGGGGGCCGACTTCATCATTGGAAACCTACGCGCAAGCCAACGCTAGGGTTCATAGAGCAGGGCAGAAACACAAGTGTACTGTTATATCGCTACAAGGCTCTTACGTTGAAAAGCGTATGTACCGTATGCTTGCAGGTCGCATAGACGCCCATGCAGAAATGGTAAATTTATATCATGAAATACTTGACGATCCTAATTAATACTATTAGATAACAAGTATAGATATAAACGGAGGACTTATGACAGTGGACGTGGAAAAACTGACGCGAGTATATACAAGGATACGCGATAAGCGCGCCGAGATATCCGCTAAGTTTAAAGAAGAAGACAGTGCTCTCGTTGAGCAACAGAACACTGTTAAGCAAGCGTTGTTGGATTACTGTGCCGAAAGTAATATTGACAGCGTTAGAACTGCAGCGGGTTTGTTTTATCGTAGCGTTAAACAGCGTTACTGGACGAGCGATTGGGAGAGCATGCACAAGTTCGTGTTAGAGCATGAGGTTCCCGAGTTGTTTGAAAAGCGTCTTAACCAAACTCACATGAAGCAGTTCTTGGAAGAGAACCCTGACCTTGTACCTATGGGTCTTAATGTGGATGCCGAGTACATCCTAACTGTGAGGAAGAAATGAAGAAGTATGTGAACATATCGGATGTGGCAGAACACTTTTCTGTATCTATATCCACCGTGCGGCATTGGGTTCGGGAAGGTTATATACCTGAGCATACATATGTCAAAATCGAAAACACCCAACGGTTTAAGTTGGACGAAGTAGATAAGGCTCTGTCCGCTTTGGGAGAGGATGACACTCCTAACGATGGTTGAGTTTAGGCGGCTTAGTTATCAGGACGGTATGTTTGTGCGTGTAGGGGACGGAGAACGGGAAGTGGTGGCAAGTGAAATAGATGTAGTGGTAGTCAATGCTGCCAACATATCTCGTTTGTACTACAAGAACGACTATGACCCTGCACATACCACGCTACCTACGTGTTGGTCTTCTACAACACAGGCACCTGACGAGTTAGTTCCTAGCGAAGACAAGCAAGCCACTAGGTGTATGGACTGCACTCAGAACATAAAAGGTTCGGGTTCGGGGTATAGCAGGGCTTGTAGATTTGTGCAGAGGGTAGCAGTAGTGCTTGATAGAGAGTTCGATACGGTGTATCAACTACAGTTACCCGCCACGGCTATCTTCGGTAAGGGTAAGAATAATAATAAGCCGCTACAGGAATACGCTAAGTTTCTGGGTGGTAGGGGAACAAAGACTTCATCTGTGGTGACTACCGTATACCCAGATAATTCCTACGTATATCCCCGCCTATGCTTCAAGCCTTTACGGTCCTTGGTGCCTAGTGAACTACGCAGTGTTGCAGAGTTAAAGAACGACCCCGCGACATTGCAAGCTATAGCCCGTTTCGCGGCTGTAAATACTTCCCCGTTCTCAACAGAAGACGGGTTCGACTATAAAAACTCTAAAGGAGAACTACCAAATGGCAAAAGTTGAAAGCCACATTATCCGCAAAGTTGTTGCGAGATACCCCCGTTTAAATGGGACGTATCGGTTTGACCAATCCGCAGGTGAGCGTGGTAAGTCTGTACCCTGTGATCCTACTGCAGATGGCGCAAAGTACGAGTTGCAGTTTGTGATGGATGCTGCACAGGCAAAAGACCTGTATACTGTTATGGCTACGGCCTACAATGCACGGGCAGCATCTGAAAAGAGTTGGCCCCAAAAGTTGGGTAGGGCATCCGAAGTCTTTAAGGAGGACGAGGACGGCAACTACATCGCCAAAGCCGTACTTAAAGGGACTTACGGTGCTGATGTAACCAAGCCGCCTGTGCAGGTTGACTCTAAGAACAAACCGTTACCCAAAGACTTTGAGTTGACTACGGGCAGTACGGTCAACGTACAGGTTTCCTGCGTCCCGTATAGTATGCGGGATCACGGTGTGTCTTTGCGTTTACGTGCTGTGCAGGTACTAAAATTGGCAGAGCGTGAAGATTATTCCCCGTTTGGTTCAGAAGAAGGGTTCAGTATTGAAGAAGCCCCTACCATGATTTCGGGGTTTGAGGTTGATGAAACACCCGCTGCCCCTGCAGTTGTTGATGATGGTTTTCAAGACGAGACACCCAAGGTACGGGCCAATAAGAAGCCCCCTGTTGTCGAAGAAGCCAAGCTGGACAGTCTTGTAAGTGAGTGGGGTGAGTTAGACTGATACCCTACACGGTGCGGTATCGTATAGGGTGCCGCACCGTTAATACTCGGAGGACTAGCAGTGGAACGACTAGAATTTCTAAAAAGTGTTTTAAGCAGTGAAGGGCATTATTGTTTATTTGCAACCAACGGTGAACGTAGAACGCAGAACTTCTATGACACTATTGATGAATTGCATGCGGCAGTAGACACCTTTGATGCTAAAGACCACGATGTTTATTTTGCGTTAAGCACATTCGTAAACAACACTAATCGTAGGGCCGATAACGCACTACATCTACAATCCTTTTTCGTAGACTTGGATTGTGGCCCTAGCAAAGAATACCCGTCTCAGCAGGATGCGCTATCGGCGTTACAGGCGTTTTGCACTAAGACTAGCATGCCCGAACCTACTAAGGTCAACTCGGGGCGCGGAATCCACGCTTACTGGGTTTTGTCTGCACCAGTACCTGTGGATGATTGGGTTCCTGTGGCAGAACGGTTTAAAGAGTTTTGTGAGGAGAATGGTCTCAAGGCCGATCCTGCAGTTACGGCTGACGCAGCGCGTATTCTACGCATGCCTGACACACGTAACTTTAAGGACACACCGCCATCCCCAGTGGCTTTGATAAGTGCGGAACCAAGTATCGAGCTGGCTGACTTCATAAGTTTACTGGGAGGCGTTACCCCTGTAAACACAGCCCCTGTTGGCGGTAATGTTGTGTCGGGATTTATAGCGGTCAATGCTGAGAATAGCTTTGGTCGTATTGTAAAGAAGATACAAATAGGTAAGGGATGCGCTCAACTCGCGCATATACTGACAGATCAGGCCAATGTGACCGAACCGTTATGGAGAGCGGGACTGTCTATTGCTAAATTCTGCGAAGACGGAGACAGGGCTGCACAGGTAATGTCTAGGGGCCACCCTGACTATAACTCTGGTGAAACCCATCAGAAAATGTCTTTGGTTAAGGGGCCGTACACTTGTCGTACATTTAACGGTCTTAGACCTGATGTGTGTATGGAGTGTGCTTTATGGGGTAAGATAAAATCTCCTATAGTTTTAGGCAAACAATTTAAAGAAGCTGACGAGGCTGACAACGAAGTTGTTGCACCTAGCGCAAAGCGTCCCGCCAGTGCACCTAAAACCTACAATATACCGACATACCCGAAGCCTTACTTTCGCGGCGCTAAAGGCGGCGTGTATAAACGCACCAGTAACAGTGACGGTGAGATAGAAGAAGAGTGCATCTACCACAACGATATCTATATCATGCGCCGTATATGGGACACAGAGATAGGCCAAGCACTTGTGTTTAGGCTGCATATGCCCCGAGACGGTGTGCGTGAATGGACGATGCCAATGTCTAGCATCACATCGCGGGATGAATTTAGGAAAGCTATGTCTACGCAGGGTGTGGCTGCGTTTGGCGCAAAATTAGACAAGATACAGGTGTATATAATGGCATGGATTGAGGAACTACAATTTACTCAAGCAGAGGATGAAGCCCATAAACAGTTTGGGTGGGTTGATGATAGCATGACCGCGTTCATCTTAGGGGATCGTGTTATCTACGGTAATGATGAAGACTACAACCCACCATCTACACAGACTGCAAGTATGATAGATTACTTTACCCCCAAGGGTACTGAGCAAGGCTACCTTGATGCAATAGACTTCTACAATCGGGATGGGTTTGAGTTACACCAATTCACAATCGCTGCGTCCTACGCTTCGATACTTATGCCACTAACAGGGATCGGCTCTGCTGGGTTACATATGTACGGAGACACAGGTGTTGGTAAAACTACTATGTTGATGGCAGGGTTATCGGCATGGGGCAACCCCGAAGAACTTTTGCTTGAAGAGCAAGACACATATAATTCTAAGATGCACCGTGGGGAAATATATCACAACCTACCACTTATGATGGACGAACTTACTAATACCAAAGGGGGTAAGCTGTCTGATCTAGCGTACCAATTAACAGGTGGTAAGCAGCGTAATCGCATGTCTCAAGGCGGTAACACCGAGCGACACAGGGGCAAACCGTGGAGCCTACTGGCTATCAGTACAGGTAACACTAGCTTTATAGAAATGATTAGTAGGGTTAAAGGTTTTCCCAAAGCGGAGGCTCAACGCATACTAGAGTTTAGGACTGAAGCGAAGTTCTTTGGTTCTGCTAGTAAAGCGGAGACTGATAAACTGTGGCCCGCTTTAAAAGGCAACTACGGTCATGCAGGAGTACGGTTTGTGCAGTGGGTCATAAACAATCGTGTGGAGTGTGAACGTACTATAAAGCATGTGCAATCGCGTGTAGATGAAAAGGCTGAACTTGGTCCTGAGAACCGATTTTGGTCTGCCGCTGTTACGGCTATTATATCTGCGCTTATGATAGGCAGGAAAGCAGGGGTACTACCTTTTGAGGTAAAGCCTGTATTTACGTTTGCGGTGAATAGGTTGCGGGAGCGTAGAGCCTACGTTGCCGATATGGGTTCTTCTGTAACTGAGACGTTGAACAACTATATATCCGAACATTGGAGCAACATACTCTGGATCAAAAGTACAGATGATGCTCGTGGTGGTATAGATAGCAATCCACTAGATATGTTGGCACTGCCCGAAGTTACACCCCGAGGCAAGTTCGTCGCTAGGTACGAGACTGATATTAAGAAAGTCTATCTATTACCGAAGCCGCTGAAGACTTGGTGTATAGATCAACAGATAAACTATGAACAGTTAATTAGAGATTTAACCGAGAAGATGAAAGCCACCAAAACACGTATACGCCTAAGTAAAGGCACACATATGAACCTACCCTCTGCAAGAGTTATATGTGTAGATTTTTCTATTGATGGAGTTCCTGATGGACCAGAAGGTGATGAAAATTGAAGACCTTAATCCTGACGGGATTAGAGTAATTGTAAACTGGGACAAACTTACGGTTAGCGGGTCTGTGTTTATACCCTGTGTGGACACTGAGAAGACTAAAGATCAGGTGTCCACCGTTGCATCGCTGCGACAATGGGAGGTTAAACACGAAGTTCGTGTAGAAAACAAAATATTGGGGTTACGTATATGGCGTACCGCATGATATAGGGCAGTTAGGCAATATCCATTTCCACTGCGTGTTGCCTGTTCTCCCTTGAACTGCCCCTGCTTAATTGCAGGGGCTTTTTTAGTCTATAGGACCAAGGGGAGACAAACCATCGTCATATTCAGACGCACTCCTACGCATGCTAGGCGTATAGATCATGCCGCCTACCATCTCTTTAGTATTACGCTCAAAGTTCTTATATGAATTTTTAAACGATTCACTCGTTATTTGCAGCTTTTCGGCACCTTGGGGTAGTCTACGGTTGTGTTCCCGAGACTCCTCATAGGCACGGCGCAGACCCTCAATGTCACCTTCTCTCCGCGCCATGTTAGCCTTACGTAAAATTCTCTTTTTACGGTCCTGCATGGCAGCAAACTTTGTCCGCTCATTGCGGTTCATATTAAGTTGGTCAATATGTTCGCGGCCTGAGAACCCTATAAGTTGCCCTACAATCGTGAACGGGCTTACAGATGTTATGTCATCCCCCCGCATGGTGAGGTTACCTTCGTCTGTATAACGCCCCGCTTTAAGTACGTTACGTACCGCTGCTGGTGCTATAGCTTCTATTCCGCGCTGGTACTCACCCTCCGACATTAAATTTACCGCCCTGCTCATTTGACTTGTTATACCTATTACTGGACCGCCTAGTTGTTCCGCTATCGTCCAAAGTACATTTTGTTCTTTTTCAATAAGTGGTGGACGGTACAGCAGATTGTTAAGCGCAATACGCTCACCAATCGCAAGGCCCGACATGCCTACAAGTCCGCCGTAAAGGGGATCACCCATCCACTTTTTAGCCATAGTATCCCAGTTATCTTCATCTTCATCTTTAATTATCGAGTCGTACAGAATACCAAGCTCTCCAAACATCGGCATCCCTTGCTGACCTGCGATTAACCCTACGGTGATTAAGAAACTAGCTAACTGCTGACGCGCAACTCTACGGTTAAGCACTGCCTCTTGGTACGCTTCTTCTGTGTCGTACTCGTTTCTTGGTTTAAGCCTAGTCGCATCTTCGGTCATGCGGATCATCATGTAGTATTTACTTATAGCGAACCGTTTAAACAAGAATAGTACGTTACCTATCGGACCCTGTGCGTATACGGGGCGTCCTGCCGATGCAGTACCTCCGAGGGTAAACTCTACAAAATCTACTGCCGCTTCTGCAGCTTTTTGTTTGTCGGCATTGGTTACTTCTTTCTTACCGCCGTTGCTGATCTTATCTATTTCTAAATCATAAGCAGCGATCAGTGATACTTCACGTCCGTAACGTTCCGAGTGGTGGAACATGGCCCCGCCCCATTTTTGCGAGGTCTCTAGCAACATTCTGGCGTTACGAGTAGCAACATCACTACCTGTATCCCCCGTAATCATATCTATCTCTAAAGTTTCCTGTGTAAGAGACTGCCCAAGCTGTGCTTGCTGAGTGGCGTATGGGGCTAACACGTCATATTTCTGCATCCCCTCTGGTACAGACGCAGTATCAGTAAAGTCTACATTACCTAGTGACCTACCAAAGGCTCCTAGATCATACCTTTCTCTGACCTTGTTACCTTCTTCATCAGTAACCGTTATCATTTTGTAAGTAGGAGAGCCGTATAAAACTTTGGTTGCGTCTGCAAACGCACGGGCAGTGCTAGATGCGCCATACTTACCCTGCAACAGTGGCATAACTGACATACCCACATCAAAGAAGGTAAGTCCTGCAGATGATATATTATAGGCCATAGTCCAGCCAAAACCAAAGTTAGTCGCTATTTGCGAGAGACGATTAACATTAGGACGTTGCGCAAATTCAGCTATCTTTTTTAAGCGATCACCTATTTCAGTAGTCTCTGGGTCTTGAGTAAGTTTTTCTATGTCACTCATTACCCCTTGTATTTCAGCACTACCCTGTAGCTGCACGACTTGGCGGTTGAGGTCACGGCCTTTAGTCTCCATCATATCTATAAGATCGAAGTTAGCGAGGGAGTAGCCTGTAGGTGTAGTGTCACCCAAGAAACCACGGACGCCCTTACGTGTTCGGAACCCTTGCATAAACGAGCGTTCAGGCAAAGCATCTAGTGATAAGTCAAGAATATCGCTGATGACTTTATTACCTTTGCCACCTTCCATATTCTGCACACCTGCAGCCTGTAGGACGTTCAACACGTTAAACACAAATCCTGATGAAGGGGCTTTCCCGTAATTACTGTTTGGCGTGAGTTTTGTAGCTTCGGGTTCCATACTCGCGGGAGACAGCATGGGGTTTGGTCTGCTTTGCCCTGTCTTCTCATCAAAGATTGTGTTGAGGTTTGCGGCGATAACATCGGGCCTTCTAAGCATCTCGGCGTTGTAGTCTTTTACCTTTTGCTTCGCCTCTATCATCTCGTTTTTGGACGCAAAGTATTCTACGTAGCGGTCTACCTGTGGGCCACCACTCGCACTTCCTTCAGGGTCGATAGCTGTGTAGGACAAACGGTAACTACCTTTACGCATAAGCGGGAAATACGGTGTGATTATACCGCTGTCCTTGAGTAGCAGTTCAGACAACTTATCAAACGCAGTCTGACGTACCGCTGCATCGTCACTTATACTTTCTATACGCTTCTTTAGCGCGGGTGCTATCTCGTCATATGTTTCTTGAAAGAAGTTACGCATGGTGCGGTATACACGCTGTCCATCTTCTCCTAAGTTATCATAGTCTTTTACAAGCGCATCGTAGACCGCTAGTTTATCCTTACTTAGCGGGGCAATTTTAGTTATCTTAGCCTCGGGGTTTGCAGCTAGAATTTTAGCGATCTTAGCATCACGTCTTGCTATGGTAGAATGGTTTGTACGTGTCTTTTTTAACGACACAGGATCAGTGACCACAACACCGTAAGAGGTATAGATGTTACGTTTAACAGATGGGTCCACTTGGTTTAGCGTAGACGTGGGTACTAGCTCCTGCAGTAGCTTGTACTTCTCCATACCCGCAGACTTTTTAAAGTCTTTGATCTGATTAACGATGTAGTCTAGCTTGACTGTCTTATCGCGTAACTTGGAACTTACCTTGTTAACCATCCTGTTGAGGCGAACACCTGCATCACTTCCATAGTCACGCTTTAACGTATCCGCGAGTATGTTTAGTGGGGATATACCGTACAGAAAACCCTTACCCGATGAGAGCGCACCCGAGTTTTTAACCTTAGTAAACTTAGCTTGTATCTCTTCTTTAGTGGAAGGCTTGACCGCACCCATAGCGTTTGTGAGTAACTTTCCTGCCGTGTTGGGGTTAGACGCGGCTAAGTACATCGCAGGGGCGGCACGGTTACTAAGCTGTGGGGCCAGTATCTTATCCAGTAATAGGTCGGCTTGACCAAAAACCGAATCCTGTGGCCTACCCATAAATCTGTTATACATACGGCGTATAGCAGTCTTGAAATTTACCCACGCATTCGTCATGCTTGTGTTGGCAATCTTCAAGTCTGACATGGGTATACCTGCCAGCAACGTTTGGAAATCAGGGTTGCTAAACGCCTCTGCTACAAACTCATCTAAGCTGCTTGTAGCGTAAGACGGTGGTAACTGCTTCTTAACGGCTTCGTATATGGTTCTTAACTGCCTAGCCTCTGGCAACTTCATGTTTGCAATATTAGCAGCAGACGCAGCGTGAAAGACCTCATGCAGTACGGTATGTGAGTTCATACCTGTGTCGCGGTCTATAGATATAGTGTTTGTGCTTGGATCAAACCTACCCGAAGCAGCACGTCCGCGTGGGTCTGTTAATGTACCCGAGACCAGTTTTAGATCAGTGTTGCCGACATACCGTATCAACCTAGCAGCGGCTTTGCTCACAGTCTTAGAAGGACTTGTCAGTGCCATACTCATCAACGCGCCCTGCAGGTCATTGTTAGCAAGTTGATTCTGTATGCTAGGGCGCAGCGGGTCTGCTAGTACACTAACCGCGTCTGCTACAAGGCTAAAAGTATTGTCTGCATCCTCAAAAAACACATCTCTTGCTAGTTCAGAAACTTCAGCTACGTAATCATCGTCCAACAATGGTTCAACATCTGCATCAAGCGCGTCCGTTGGATCGCCAACGTCCTTAACGTACTGCGCTCGTTCAGCGGCTTGTTCTGCTACTTCAGCTTCTATACGGTCTCGTACCGCCTTCTTATCCTTTGCCCGAAATTGTTTAGTTTTTTTAGTTTTTGTAATCTTACCAGCTATAAAAAGGCGTTCTAATTCTGCAGTCATAGCATCATCTATTTGCCGCTCAGACACTACACCGTCTTCTTTAACTACTAATTCAAGCTCTGCTAGAGCGGCGTCAGCAGGGTTAATGTCTTGGACCCCACCTTGGCTGGTATCGACACTGCTCCTAAGTAAGGGTGAAATAGCTTTAAGTTTTGCAAACAACTTTCTTTCAAGTACGTCATTAGCCCTATTAGCGTCTCGTTCTTCAGTGCCTCTAAGATTAAACACACTGCGTAGGCTTTTAGCTTCTTTTGGGTTTAGCTTTATCTCTGCATTTACTGCATCTACTGCGTTTAACTCTTGCTCTAGCTTGTCTAGGTCTGCCTGTTTAGGGTTAACGTAATCAGGCAACCCAGTTCTAATACGCTCCGCTTTTGTTTGTGCCTCACCTGCAGCGACCATCGCTCTACCAGCACTCAGGAACTGCCCCATCTGCATACTACGTGCACGTTTGCTCATAGCCTCCGCAACACTGCCTGTGTCTGCATCGTCGTAGGTAGAGGTTATAACTACTTGACCCTCATCGTTAATGGTCACGTCATAGGAGACTAACTTCTCCCCAGTTATCATGCTGGCTTTAAGCAGCTTGCCGTTCTTGTAGTCCTCTAAAAGTTTCATCCTAGTGTCTACGGACATATTTCTACGCATCCACTGGTACGCACGTTTTGCATTTTGCGTAGTCAGGTCTTTATAGAACAAACGATCTTCTTCAGCATTAAACGCTGCAGTAGTTAGGTCTACTCTTTCTGTTTCTGCAGCCTCGTCAAGTTTACCTTGGTCAAGGGCAGGTTCTTTCTTGGAAGACATAACATCGGTCATTTTCACGACGTTATTCGCTTCGTTTCTAGTACCCATTATCTCGCTAATGGCTTCAGCAGGTCTACGGAACCGTATGAAGTAGTACCTAGCCCCCTGTACTCTAAACCGTTCTTCTGTGTCTGATATTGCCTTAACCTGCTCATTCGTCATGTTAAGCAGTTCAATAATGTTAAGTTTATCCTCAAAAGAAGTTATGTCGGGGAACAGATCAGGGTTGCCCAAGGTGCCTTGACGTTTCTCTATAGCCTGTGCTGCCCGCCCCACGGCCCTGTTCCGACCTTCAAACATATCAGACAGTGTTTTAGTCGCAGCCGCATCTAACTCTGCTAGTAGTTCGGGATCGGATATATCTCCTGTTACCGCTCTACGGGCAATCTCAGGGTCTAACCCCCCACCTGCAATTAGGGCGATACGTTCAGAGGACATACGCACGGGTGTTGTTGCATATGTAATCGGGGCTGGGTCAACCGTTGCGCCCACATCAGGAAACGCTTGGTCTACTGCATCACCTACAAACGCTCCGCTCTCGTCCCTAGTAACAGGGGGCGCAGGTTGTTCTTCTGATGGTGCTACTGTTACTTTAGCGGGTACTAAAGGTTCTTTAGGGTCATCTCCTACATCAGGCTCAGAGGTAACGCTCTCTGGATAGACACCGTAATCGCCACCCTCGTAAGGATTAGCCTTCTGTGTGTTCAACGCGGTGTTTAGCGCAGATGATTGGTCCTGCAACGCCTTTAAAAGTTCGGAGTTAGCATTAGCGCCTTTAGCTGCCTCGGCCTCAAACTGTTCTTTATTGCGTCTTAGTTTGTCTGCAAATTCTGCTGCTTCTCTATCTGCAAGGGTCTGACTTTTAAGCGATACCCCCTCAGCGGCACGGCGTCCTTTATTAGCATCTATTTTTGCTTGAACACTTTTTAATTTGGCTTCAAGTTCTGCTGCTTCTCTATCTGCAAGGGTTTGACTTTTAAGTGACACACCTTCAGCAGCACGACGTTTCTTGTTGGCATCTATTTTTGCTTGAATATCTTCGATAGATAAATTTTCGGTCCCATCTTGCAGCGGTGTGCCCTGATCTGTAACTACAGGCTCTACGGGTGTAGGCTCTGCAGGTTTAGGCGTAACAGTTTCTACAGGTGCAGGCTTTGCTCCTTTAATTTTTCTTTTAATAACACTTTTTTTGCCTTTTTTAACTAGGTCAGCTTCTGCTTCTGCGTTGGCATTATCTATAGAGGCATCTGTAGTACCTTGTAAAAACTCTGCGTCTTTGGCTAGATCAGCTTCGTCAGTTTGTTTTTTAACTTTAGCCTCGGATGGTAAACCTTGATTTTTAAGACGTATAATTTCTGACAATACTTCAGGACTATATAATTGATCTAGTTCTTCTTTTATAAAATCATTAGTTTTAGCATACAAACTAGGATCATCTACAAAGGCTTTTTTAGCCGCAGCAGTATCTACTTCTGTTATAATAGGTTTTGTAAGAACCTGTGCAGCTTTTTCGCCAAGGTCCATTTCGTATTGGCCTTGAGCATTAATTATTGGGCTACTACCACCTGCTACTTTATCTGCGACTTTGTTTACGACTTTTGAGCTTACAGATGCTAGGCCACCAGCATCATTAACGTCACCATCTTCGTCTGCGTCCACCTCACCGCCTACATCCGTTTTTGCAGAGCTTACTATTTCAGTGTCTGTAGCATTATCTAAAGACGGGCCTTTAAATACGCTAGTTGTACCGCCGATACCACTACCAAGAATACCTGCAGCAATACCTACTTCTCGGTACTCTGCTATAGCTTCTGGATTATCTAATGGTTTACCCGCTTGCCAGCGTTCTAACACTTGTTGAGATATTTCAGTCGGTACTTCTGATAGCGTACCTTGACCTGCGCCTTGAGCTACCCTAGTAAATATTTTCTTTGCGGGGTTAAACAGAGGGCCGATTAACAGTTTGTCTGCAATACTGTTTAAAGTAGACTGTAGTGCTGCTGCCTGTAATGCTTTAGTGTTGTCAATTCCACTAAGATTACCCGCAGCAATTTCACTTTCTTGTGATTGTATGTTTGACCCATAAAACAACGGGAATAAAACCGCAGCACTAGCGGTAAGTGCTGCTGTTACAGGTGCGGCTGGTACTGCTAAAGTAGCTAGCCCTGCGGCTCCTACACCTGCAAGTGTTTGCGGACCAGATTGCCCTGCAATTTCTCCTATATAGGAAAGCGTATCTCCAACACCGCCTTTTCGGGCCTCATCAAACGTCCTAAACGGTGTAGCTGTACCGACACGAGAGAGTTGTGTCCTACGTGCCGAATCTTCTAGTCCTGTCCCAATCCCTGCAATAAAATCAGACTCTGAACCTTCACCAGCCCGTCTAACGGCAGTGCCAATACTACTTTTAAGTTGTGTTAATCCAGACTCAAACCCACGTCCAAATCCAGTGCCATCGTCTACTGTTTGATCTCCATAGATACCCTCAAACTCAGTTTCAAACTGACGCTCCAAGGCTTGTATTTGACCAGAGGCATTAGCAATTTCTTCTGGTGTTGGTGATGCGCCCGCAAATTCTACCTGATAGACTTTGCCACTATAGTCACCTTTAACCTGCATCATGCCCATAGGTTACTGCCCTGTTTTAATTATTGTGTTTGCTGCCGCGAAAGGTAGCGTTGGTCCGCGCAGCCCTTCAGACGCGTAATGACCTGTTACTGTTTTATGTGCATCTAAAACAGCCTTTCTCCTACGCATTACTTCATCATTACTCACATTACCCGCATTGGGTCCGGTGTCAGGGTCTACATCTAAATATGCAGCTAGTGCATCATCGTACCGATCTTCGTAGTATTTGCCTAGCGCCGAAAAGTTCATAGGGGGTTTATTTGCTTTAGCACTTGCTGCAGCATTAGCGATATCTATACGAGCTTGTAAAGTTCGTTCAGCCATGTCCATATCAGCCAGCTTACCAAGAATGTTAAGTTCTTCGGCATCCTGCCCTGCTTGTTGTTTTCTATATGATCCAAAGGCACCTAGACCTGACTCACCTATAGCACTAAGCAGGTTAGGATTACTGCTAGCCATAAGCCGCATACCCATCTCAGCTAGACCCAGCCACTTATCTTGATCTGCCGACTTTTCACGCTCTGCTAAAATATCCAACAGCTTCTGCTCGTAGGACGATGGAGAGTCACTAGCACGACTAGTCATAGGATTAACAGCCGCTAAACCCTTGTCTTTACCTTTGTCTTTTTGTGCAAGATCACCGATTATACCTTTTGTCTCGGGCGTTAAAGGCACGTCAGGTATTTCTGTGTAAGGTGTGTAGCTACCATCTTCGTTTACTTCGCCGTAGACTGATCTTGTTTCTGCTGCACTTTTTTCTAATTCAGCAATACGTGTTTTTTCGGCTCTACGTGCATCACTTTCAGCGCGGCGTCTTAGAACTGATTCAAGATGTGTATCATATAAACCTTTTGGGCTATACTTTGACGTTCCTTGCTTTGGGTTTTGTGCAAGAGGGTTATTATACGGCAGTAACGTCATAGGGTCTATGTCAATAGCCGCCTTATCGTCTAAAGATGCCTCTGAGTTTGCATCCGTCTGAGCTGCTGCTTCTTTGTTAGGCACTTCACGTTGTACGTTATTTATAGCAGTAGCTATACCTTCATCGTATGTATCAGCACCCTCAACATTAGTAGCCATATCGGCTGCGATTGTAGCTTGTGGTGGCGCAGGAGTAGGAGAAACAACTGGGAAGTTGCTTGGTAGTGATGACACACCTTGTGCTTCAGGATAATAACGTCTGTTAGCCGCATCTAGTGCAGCAACACCTGACACGTACTCGTTTATGTTACCTACACCTTGTCTATATGGAGACCCAGAAAAACGTGCTTTGTCTTTAACAGCCTGTTCTGCATCATATACACCCTGTATCTGTCCAGTCATTTTAGACATATCTTCATCTGCAGGACCGTATTCACGGTTTAGGGCTGCTATTCCTGCAGGAGTGTACTGCGTGGGTGAGCCTTCAGCAAATACTGCACTGCTTTCAGGCATGGCGTTAATTTTTGCTCTTAACTCAGGGTTAGCGGTTTTTGTATCTAATGCCGTTTGGTACGCCGCTAATTCTGCGGCAGCAGCGTCTCCACTATTAGAAATATCAAATACAGTTTCTATCATACTAGATGCTCTTGGCATCCAATTATCGTCTTTATAAAATAATCCGTCTGCAAACTCTCGCATAGCCGTTGCGTTTTTTGCAAGTGCTTCTGCTGCTGGTGCATCACCAATTACAGTTCCTGCAAGCCACGATTGTATATCTTGTGCAAGTGCAGAGGCGCGCAAAGTACCATTACCTAATGCGCCCATACCCATATCTATTACATCAATTACTTTCATTCCCAAAGAGTCGGCAATATCTGCTGCACCTGCACCTGTTCGTGCAAGTTCAAGAACATCTAACTTTCGCTGCATGTCTTCGGATATAGGTAACGAGGCTTCGTACTCTTCAAGGCCAGTAAGAGCAGGTGTAGTTTTTGATATTATAGAGCCATCCGCAGCTTTTAAATCAGTTTGAGTTATAATTTTACCGTCGTTTATTTGTTTAATTACATCCTCTAAAAGTGGTA